GCCGCTTTAGCTCAGTTGGTAGAGCAACTGATTTGTAATCAGTAGGTCCGCGGTTCGAATCCGTGAAGCGGCACCACGTACACCAAACATGCCAATATTACCATTATCACCAAATAACTCAATGGTCTTGCATGTGACGGTGTGTTTGGGGGATTGGTGAAGTGGGATCACGCATCCATGGCATGGATGAGTCAGGAGTTCGACTCTCCTATCCTCCACCAGGAGATAATGAATGAAATTTAGATTGGACTTCTCTGACGGTCATCACATCGTTGTGCAACTGCACGAATGTATGAAACCATGGGCTGACCATGTGAAAAAGATATCTGGAAAATATCAATACAGTTTGAATTCCGAAACATCGGCCTTGCATGACAACAACTTCAGCGACGACGAATCAAGGAAAATAAAACACGTTTATGACGTATTACTCGACACAGCAAAGAAACTTGATCATGTACGTCCCATGGGCATCACACTGCCTGACACATTTTCACACGACCAAGACACTCTCAACCAACTACACCGTTATTATACCGACAGTGCAGTTTCTGTGGAAAAAGATTCCGAACTGTTTGATCTCGTTTCCAGAGTGAATTATTGTGTCCATGAGTTGGAAGAATTCACCAATGATAGGAACACAGGCTACGCGAGCGACCTTTGGTTTCATGTCGCCGCACATCCTATACCCATGGACTGCTGGATAGATCTAAAAAAATTGCACGACGAAAACTATAAATTTTTTGATTACAATTACGACTACACCGTAAGGCTTGACAGGTCGATATTAGGCAAGTGTGTGCTTCAATCGTTCCAAGAAAATGACGATCCGACCGCCGTGGACTGTACTGGCAGGCTGGGATCGTTCGGCGGCTTCTTCATAGACGTCAACAAAAATTTAAAGCAGGTGTACCAGTCAGAAAGTTTTGTGAGTTGGTGCAACAAATATGGTAAGGCAGTACGAGACATGCCTCTAGAATTTGTTATTGGAAAAGTCGATAAGTTTAGTGACGAGCCCGACAATTACGTCAACAAAGATTTGCTCAAACTGACTTTCGATCCGGTCCCTTCGTCTATCGGTTAGGACACGTGGTTTTCATCCTCGAAAGAGGGGTTCGACTCCCCTAGGGACCGCCAACAAATATGTGCCCGTAGTTCAGATGGATAGAATACGAGTTTCCTAAACTTGGGGTCGCAGGTTCGAGTCCTGCCGGGCACGCCAAATGGACCTGTAGCTCAGTTGGATAGAGCGTGGGTTTGCGGAACCCAAGGCCACAGGTTCGAATCCTGTCAGGTCCACCATGACATCGATAATTATTTGTATGAAAAGATTCTATTCCATCCGTCTCAAGCACTACAAGGAGTTCATACCCGTTTCGGTCGCACAGGAGATGTTGAAAGCGGAATCCAAAATGATACAGTACCTGAGTGACAACGGTGCACTGACATTCAAGTTTGTGAAGTCGCGTAGCAGGCTCGATTGTTACGCCGACGAGAAGTACTTGACAATGGCAAGGATGAAATATCCTGAAATCTTTGAAGGCAAAGGCAGGATGGGTTTCTTGGAGTTGTACATCAGTAGACTCATACAAAAGAAACTCAGTATAGCGAAAGGTAACACGTGAAGTACGGATTCTATTCTGACAACGACTTGAAAACTTTCAAGCAGTACCCTTTCCGTTGCCCCTCGTGGGATCCGATGCCCGATGGCAAGAAGAACGTAGTGATACTGGGTTGTAGCCATACCTGGGGTGTGGGACTGGAACCCAACGAGACCTGGGCACATCATGTCAGCCAACACAACACAGACAAGTTGAGATACTGGAACCTGGGACAGCCCGGCGCCAGTCCCGAGACGGTGGTGCGTATATTGTATTCGTGCGAGAAGGTGATTAACCCCAACATTATTATAGTCATGTGGCCAGAGATGAGTCGTAGGGAGAGATTGGAAGACTACGCCTCTAACCTACACGGCACTGATGAGAAACTGCGTTTTGAAAATCACAAGACCGATCTCAACAACTTCCTTAAGAGTGTTTTCTTCCTGGAGAAGTACGCAGAGAAGAACCAGTGCAAGACCCTCCACTGTTTCGCAGACGTGTATATCGAGTTCCGATCAAAAGGTAACAATCCATTGGTGCTTGAAAATCACACACTCAAAAATTGTTGGCCATACTGGGATAAGTTCGGACAAAGGAAAAGACAGAAACCAAGCCGTGCTAGGGATGGCATACATTATGGTATTGAAAATCACAAACGGTTCGCGCAGATATTCGTTGACCTAATGAAACACAAATTAAGATAATTTAGAAATATCTTAACAGTTAAGATAATCTTTAATGTCAATGCCACGCAATGAGTCTTGTCGGTCGATAAATGCGTTCAGTTGCTGAGTGTTGTCCTTGTCTATTGCAATTTGGTTAGGAAACATTCTCTTGGCACCCAAAGTGAACTTATTTGTATAACGCACATTTAATACACCAGGCTGTTCGAGGAACGCCCAATCGTGCGGTATTCCTTCGCTCTTAGTGTAAGCAATTATTTCTGGTAGTATGTTGATGTTTAGACAACTCACTGTTGTCCACATGTCAAGGTGCATGAGTTTATTCCTGTCTTTTAATTTCTTATAGTGCTCTACTGTCTTCGTGTAATCTTTCCATTTAATAGGCCATCTCGTGTAATCATGTACTGACCCAACGCCGTCTAGGCTCATGGTCACAATTACCTTTATACCATTTGCCATTATGTCTTCTAATTCTTTTATTGTCCTTGAACCATTGGTATTCATTCTCACTATTTTTGTGTTGGAGGGCAAGTGCTTCAGGATCTTTTTGTAATTCCTACTAGCAGTTGGTTCTCCTCCATTTACATCTATCTCGACAATCCTGTCTTGTGGTAGTTCCCAGAACCTCACGTAATTGTCTATCCGCTTGTAGTCCGTTGATTCCAGACTGCCTATCTTTGTACTGAGATTTGGATTGCATGACTGGCAGGCACTGTTACAGACGTTGTCCAGAACACCACCCACAACCAGATAATCCTTTTTTATCGGTTTGAGTAGTTTATGTCTTGTGATACTGTTCGTTCTCACACTCTCACCTTTTGTGCTTTCAGACTGCTGGCACCTCACACATTCCTTTGGCCATTTATCCAACGACATCTGTTGTTTGATATCTTTCAACCAAGTGCTGTTTTCTAATTTGGTGTAGGATTCAAAATTCACTGCATCCATCATGTGCCCACACCTGCCGATAGTTCCGTTTTGATTTAATCTGACAAAGTGTTCAAGTCTAGGACAAAACATTTTTATATCTCCTTATGATGTCTTCCAGTGCAATATCGGTGTCGTAGTGTTTGGTTAACATCCTATCAATCAAAATGTATTGTTCCAAAGCAGTGACTTGAACTTTTTCCATGGTGCTTTTCTTTTTATGTAGTTCCGTGTATTCATTTAACGCATCGAAAGGTCGTATTCTGATCATTCCTTTGTAAAACTTGTATAGGTGTAAGAGCCACATGTACTGGGGTGCAAAGTGTCTGTCCGATATAAGTCCCGACCTAACGTCATCCAATGTTTTGTGGATGTCGAGATTGTTCTGTTGGCAGTACTCGTTTAGTCCAGACACAAATCTTTCTTCCGGACGTCGAATCAAAACATGCACAAGGTCAAATTTAGATATTTCGTCGTTGACGTATACACGGTCAGCGGAGTGACGCAGGCTTGTTGACCCCACTTTGAAAATTGGAAGTACAGCAGTGCCCTTTATTTCAAAAACCTTACATTCAGAAGAAAGCAATTTTTTCCAGTGTTTAAGCATTCATGTCCTCGAAAAGTTTTTTAAAAACCTTTGCACTGTTCGTGCCTCTTCTTTTGTCCATGTCTCCTATCTGTTTATTGAATGTTATAATATCTTTTTCCCATGGCGTCGAAGTGAAATATGTCAAACAGTTCTCATAACTGTTTTTAAGATAACCGGAGGTACCGTCGTTGATCCTCTTCTTCAATAGGTCGGTGGCGGATTGAATCATTCTATCCGGCAAATTCAACAAGTTCCACCAGTTTGGTCTGTACAAAGGTCCCGCTATGAAACTGTTATCATGAAATCCTTTTTGTTTCAACAGATCAATGCAATCATGTATGCTAGTGTAATTCAGTATGAAATGTAACATGTTGAAACTTATCTTATGAGGCAATTTGTTTATTGTGTCTAGGTTTGCTAGGAAGTCATTCCACGATCCATGATACCTTATGTATTCATACTCTTCTTCTATTGTGTCAACACTAACTGTCCAGTGTACATTCTTGAATGAACACAATAATTCGAATACCCCTGTCTTAGTAGTGCTTAGGTTTGTATTCACACGCAGGTGAATGTCAGGATTCTTCTTGCTTAACAGATCTAGGAACTCTTTGTTCTCTTTCATGAGCATAGGTTCGCCGCCTGCCAGGTAAACGTTCTCTAGTTGTTCGATATTTTCAAACACAAAATTTTTTACTTCCTCTCGATCATCTTTGTTGCTCCTCACAGGTTGTCCTAGTTCCTGCGACCACTTACTGCTCCATTCTGGATTACAATACACACAGGCCTGGTTGCACGAGTTGGTCCAACGTAGGTCTACATGTTTTAGACTGAATTTGTTAACATCGTCTAGCATGGAAAGATCTATCTTTGGCCCTATTTCCTTGTGATAGTAAAGTCGACTGCTGATGCTACCCAAATCGTTTCTTGACTTCTCTTGTAGGTGACAACCCTCGCAGTTAGACGGCTTCCTGTCTGTTAACATTTGTGATTTGAGATGCTTGTTCTTGTCTCCGTGTAGTATATCTTGTATGCTAGACCCGTTGATGTTACCAAGTTTTTCCCTGGATATTATACAGTTCTTTACATCACCGTTGGGCTCGAGTTCAAATCCGGTCCACGGAAGTGTGCATATGCTCTTGTTGGTCAAAAATTTCTTGGCGTCCATTATACTATGTCCTGTTGCTCCAACACTCCCTTGATGTATTGTTCTGCCGACATGCTTCCTGGTGCACTGAATGACTGGGTGTTCACACCGCCTGGCCTGATAAGTTCCATCTTGATATTACTGGTCTGTGCGTGAAGTTGTACATGTGCCAGTTCCAATGCCATCTTCTGATTACGGTACTCCATTGACTCCCTCATGGTCAAGCCGTTGATCTGTTTGTCCTCGTCCCACTCGCACACACGTGTTGATATGTTCCATATGTGATGCACATCTTTCTTGTCTTTCCATCTATGCCATACTTCGAACAACAGTTCAGTTTGGGCGTACATGCTTATTGCGTTGTTGATGAACATATCACACGGCTCTATGATTGATGCCGTGTGAAGCACCCGTCGGATGTTCTCACCATCACTCCTGGATATGCCCACTATCTGGTGCCCACGTTTTTCTAACTGTTGGGCGAACGCCTGCCCAATTCCTCTCTTGTGTCCAGTGATTGCAATCTGCATAGGAAATATTTACACGGCACATAGACTGCTTAAATATTTCCAAATGTCCACAATCCACACAGTAGAAGCCGCCTATCATCCAAAGAACAAGATGGGTTTCCTAATCGATTGGTTGCTCACACTGAAATGCAATTACGACTGCACCTATTGTCCTGAAGGTACCTTGGGTCATGACAACTCCAAACCACATCCACCCGTTGAACGTTGCATGACAATGTTGAAACAGATGTATTCGTACACCGACACCGTTATGGAGATCAAAAAAAATCCCTTCAAGGATGTGATCCTAAACGTTTATGGGGGAGAAGCATTGTACCACCCTGACATCGAAGACATACTGATAGGTTCCACCAAGGAATATGAAAAGTATTCTGATAGGTGGAGACTGAGACGTAGGATGACCACCAACGCCACGGCCACTGCCAAAAGATGGAAGACCGTGTGTGAACACATAGAGGGCATCACTTTCAGTTATCACAGCCAAGGTCCAGACAAACTCAAAACCTTTTTCAAGAACAATATTGAACACGCGGTCCAGCAAAAGATCGAACACGACATTATAGTCTGCATGTATCCTCACAAGGACCACTGGCAGGACTGCATGGGTTTCCTCAAGTACTGTGAAACAAACAATTTGAATGCCAGACCCAAGATCCTCGATGGCATAGAGGGACTATACAGCGAAAAACAACTAGAGCAATTGATGCCATACCTAAAAAACTTCGACCAAGAGGACATCAAGAAGATCGACAAGACGACTCGTATTGCTGATCAAACCAGAGGCTGTTGTGGAGGCAGGTCCATGTGCATGAACAGGGACATCAAGAACTATGTGTCCATGATACCCAGGGATCTCGGTTTCAGGGGGTGGCACTGTGCGGCTAACCAGTTCTTCCTGTCTGGAAACAACATATCGGGGGAATACTCCACCAACAAGGACTGTAGGGTGAGACTAGACGGCACCACTGGTGCCATAGCAACCATCGACACGATGGACGACTACATAGAAAAGATGAAGCGGGAGGACAGGATGCCAACGCTGATCTGTGCCCAGGATAGATGCAGGTGCGGGACCTGTGCGCCCAAGAGCATACACAAAGAGAACCTGGAAGCGATTTTAAAGATATACAACAACTAGATCGAGTCAGGATCTAACCATGTGTGCCCGATGGGATCACTCTCACAACGTTCCAGCATGTCCATGAACTCGGTGCTGTCCGTGGGAGGCTGTTGTGATTCGAAACTGTCAAATGTGCCCCAGTCCGCGAGTTTGGTGAACTTGACCTCATCTGCTCCCACCCTGCGTGCCAACTCCAACATGGCGGGCATCTCGTGCCAGTTGGACTTCTGCACAACCATGTGCAACTCGAACCTGTAGCCCGATGATTTCTTCTCACCAATGAACTGGAGGTTGTGCTGTATCTTGTCCCAGTCACCACCCCTCCTCAGTGTCTCGTAGGTGTGCCTGCTGGCACCGTCGATGCTGACGTTGATGTGATTGGCCTTGTCTATCACGTGCCGCACACGAGGGTACATCTGTTTGAACAGCAGTCCGTTGGTCTGCAGGCTGTAAGAGAAGCAGTCCTTGTCTGGTGCTTTCTTCATCAGTGTCCTGTACAGTATGCTGGCGAATGGATCACCGTCAGAACCTATGTGCACCAACAAGGGATCCGACCTGCGGTGCATGAATGCCAACACCTGTTCCATTATTTTCATCCTCAGCCTGAAAGTGCCACCCTTGTAGAGGAATATCTTCTCCTTCCGGCAACTGGGGCACGACAGGTTGCAACTGTCGTCGATGGCCAACCTGAGTTGTTTGAGCCCCTCGGTCAGATCCCCATGGGGGAACTTGTTCTTGGAGATGTAGGTACAGAGTTTGTTGTTACAGTATCGATACGTGCCGTCACTCACGCTCTGCTGTAGGTGACCCCGCATGGCGGACTGGAGTATCTGCTCCATGGGATCCTTCAGTAGATTGCCCACGCTCTGGGGCAACCAGGCCTGGCACTCACAGGCGTAGCAACTGCCCATCTTGTCCACCAGTATGGTGTCGAAAGGTCTGCCGCAGGTCTTGGAGACCCGGAGATCCTTGTGGGTGTCTATGCCGTAGTGATCGAACAAGCGTTGGTTGATCATTTGTTGGGGTCCGTGATCATGTCCATGGTCAAGGGTTTGGATTCGTCCGTCTTCTGTGGGGTCACCTGCTTGGCCTTGCGATCGCGCCTGCGCTGTTCACGTTCCTGTTGCTTCTGCATCTTCTTGGCACCGCGTGTGCTCTTGTAGTCGTAGTGTATGCCCATGGTTCTGCTCCTGTGTTGTTGTAATTATTGGTGTAACCGTCCCTGTAAAAAGTTTACCAAACACACGTATAAAGTGTTGCTTTTTTGATAAATATGCCTTACAATCCAGAGCGGTCAATAGGCCATTGATCGCAACTAATCATATAGAACAAACAGGAGAAAAATCTATAATGAAAATGACTAAGAAGAAGATGGCTATAGGTGCGGCCATAATAGTGGCACTTGTAGTACTATGGTCGGTGTTCAAACCGACTCCGGCTGAAGCGACCGAGATGAAGGTGTACGGTTCATTGAACTACATGCTTTCAAACAACGAAGACGCTAACGGCACAGCAACAGCGAAAGCGGAGAACAACGGTTCTTCCATCGGTGTTGACTTTAGTAGCAACCTGGCAGAGGGAATCAACGGCTTCGCCAAGTTAGAAGTTGAAATCGACGCGGATGACTCAGGCAGTTCGCCTTTTGATTCAAAACTGGCATTTGCTGGTGTGGACATGGGCAACGCGGGTGTGCTATCGGCAGGAAGACAGGACTCAGTGTTCAAGGGTGCTGTTACATCTAAGACAGATGTGTTCCCAGAATTCGGCGGAAGCGCCGCACAGAAGTTGTTCAGCAGAGACTCACACACTATCGTGTACTCGAACAACATAGGTGCAGTACAGATCGATAACTTGATGAAGGTCGACGGTTCGACTGGTAAATCAGGCATCGATGTGTATGAGACTGCGGCTTCAATGGAATTGACTGATAATTTGAACATCGGTGTGGCATACACGGATGACAAGGTCAACTCCATCGAGTACAAAGGATTGGGTGCTTCGTTCGACCTCACAGACGAAACCACAATCGGTTACAACCACACAATCAAAACTGTAGAGTCTACCAATCTAGACACTAAAGCGAATGAGATCGTGGGTTCACACACGATAGGTGCAACCACTTTCTCAGCAGGTTATGGTGAGATCAAGGATGGTAACAAGTACTGGACTTATGGTGCGGACAAGAAGATCGGTGAGAACTTCAGCATGTACGCCGGTTACGAAGTAACTGACAAGACTACAGGTACAGACACAACAAGCATGGCGGCTGGAATCAAATTCACATTCTAGTCCTCAAACACTGTGAAGTCGGTCAAGATCCAAGAGGTCAAGGCCGGCTTTACGCTTTTTAACGCTTCGCGTTATTTTTCTAATTTACGCTTTTTTTTTAAATCCCCCAATTATCATATTACCAATAATTTCAATGCTAATTAAGTGTATGGCATTGACAAAAGAATATCACGAACTGTTGAAAAAAATGCATGTGAAAAAACCAAAGTGGGGGCGTAACTTCAGAGACAGAGATATACCTAAAATGATGAAAGAAGCCATAGAAACTTTCGCACCAAAAAGTATTTTAGACTTCGGGTGTGGTGCCGGGGTTTTAGTAAACAAGTTGAAACATTTATATCCAAACATTAATGTGACAGGGTGGGATCCTAGGTTCGAAGGAAAAATGCCAGAGAAAGTTGATATGATAATATCAACAGACGTTCTTGAACATGTAGAACCAAATCTAGTGCAGGAAACTTTAGTAGATCTAGGAAAAAGATCTGAAATATGCCAATATCATTTGATTGCCTGTTTCAAGGCCGTTGCTATACTTCCTGATGGCAGAAACGCACATCTCACAGTAAGAACACCAGACTGGTGGCAGGTTGAACTAAAACATACCGGAATGGACAAGTTTAAAGAAGACGCATATGCCCACCTGGTAGATGTGCCTGACAAGGATCCTTTGGCCACTGCTTACTACGAATGCATATTGAAAAAATAATCTAGATTTATTTCTGCTGGCCAAATAAAAAACCATTACGTGCTATGTGTTTGGCACCATCGTTTTTAGATAGCATTTGTATTTTCTTAGAATGATCTTCTATTATAGAATAACCTTTTTGTCCCAACAGATCTGTCCAGTATTCCGTTGGCTGGCAATTAACATGGTGCCAACCACGCTGTCCTGGAACAGCGTGTGTCATTAGTATCCATTTTCCGTTAGTCAGCGTATCAATTAAATTTGAAACATATTTTTTATCCACGTGCTCTACGACCTCGATGCACACGGTTAGGTCAACTTGTTGTATGTATGGACCGTTTACTAAATCATGCTGTATTGTCGGCACCACTGCATTTTGAACATTTTCTGGGAGGCCCTCGACCGCTGTCACTTCGCATCCTTGCTCCACAAACCATTTAGCAGTATGGCCTTGACCGGATCCAATATCCATAACAGTTTTGATTTCTAGATTATCTAAACAATATTTGAAAGCAGAAGCACTGAAGCAGGCAGGATCGCCTTCAGCGAAATTGCCACCTAGGTGGGGAAATTTTTCGTTTGTTACGTAATTTGACATACGAATACTTATGTTGGTTCATTGTCTAAAATTTTTTTATAGTGCCTTGCAAGACCCGGAAAACTCTGCAGATTATTTGACGACATGTGTTTTCGTTTGCCTTTTCCTGACCAAATGTAGGCATCTTTATTGTAAACATGGTTGCTGTAGGTTCTTTCAACAGGCGCAAAGTAATTTTCACGCAACATAGAGTCCATGACTTCTTGATCCAGATACCAAGTAAATTTTTTTTGATTTGAAAGTCTAACTGCTATTTCGTGTCGTGCCCTATCATTACTTGAAAAAACCACTGAATATCCAATTGTTTTGTAAGCTCTGGTGTTTGGCTCACCCCACACATTTACCCATGATTGTGAAGTGATTTGATCATATTCGTCTTCAGAAAGATCTCTACAAAGCACACTATCCGAATCAACACACCACACAGGTACTTGTTCCTCGAACAGTTTTACAACTTGTCGGAATCTGTCACAAACCCAAAATCCTTTTTTTGATTTTAGGTTTTCTGTGTATTCTGATAGAGTTGGTTCTGTGGAACACTCCACACCATTTTTTTTACACCACTCTACATCCTGGTCCACGCCATCGTAAATGTGTATCCTTATATTGGCCCATGGAGCGTGTCGTCTAACACTCATTATAAAAATCTTGGTCCATTTGTTAAAAAAGATTGTATCGGAAGCGCAAAAGAATCCTTTTTTATTTGTCTTATACAACATATACTTTTACACCAATCTTAAATTTGTCTTTTGGTTGATTAATTTCATTGTCCACTCTTTCTCGAGATCCCAGTTGTGCTTACGCTTCTTATCGCGAGATGTTTTTGGGTCACCGGTTTTATCATCATGATAAAAGGTAAAGGATTTTTTGAAGTCAAATCCATAGAGATTAAGTACCGATGGGTTGGCTTCTACACACATATAGAATGCAGTGGCTCCGGTAGAAGGCCATGTTTTGTGTCTGGTATAACCTATTTGTTTTTTCAAAAAATCAAATTTTTCTTTTGGAAAAAAGTAATCTGTTTTTATGGATGGAGTAAAGTTTTGTCTTTCTTCCTTCGTCATAAAACAGGGATTGTAACAGTGACCTGTGTGTATCTTTATTACTTCGTTAGGTAATTTATCATTTGCTGTGGCCCATTCTGGCATACTGAAGAACAACACATCTGTTTTGTTACCATGGCTTCCTGTACCACACAGGTTTGGCCCTAAATTAATTCTACAAACAATGTCATGACTATCTATGTCTGTGCCCTTGTGTTGAGACAGCAAAGATTGGGCATTCCCTACTAATGCTACTGTTTTATTTTTAAACATAGATTCTAAAATAAATGACATGTGGATATTTAAGTTTAAATACTTTTGTTATGAATTTCTCAAAAACTTATATAGATTCTGTTGAAATTGGAACCAACTATCATGCGACTCATCCCAAATGGACAGGTCTAGGCACAGCTCAATACCAAAAACAGATAGAAGTATTACGTGATAGGTATGGTGTACGTACGGCTCTAGATTTTGGCTGTGGCAAAGGACAGCAGTACTCAGAACAGCATTTTGATAAACAGGTCGGTATCGAAGTCACACAATATGATCCATGTATTCATGGTTTAGATAAATGGCCCGAAGGCAAATGGGATATGGTATGGGCCTTCGATTGCCTGCCCATGGTCCCCCGGAAAGATTTACCTTGGTTATATGGAGAGATGCGTTCGTGGGCCAGCCATGTCATACTTGTTGCCGCACAATTAGGAAGACCCCCAAAGATGAGTAAGCAGAAAGCATACTCCGATGTTGATATATCAAAAAAATGGCAGGACATGTGGTGCGGGGGAGTAGAAAAATGGACAGCGCCAAAGTTTCATTTGATTAACAACTTTGAAGAAGTGGGCCATCCCCCTTCTCTTTAAAATTACACTTTTAAAAAAACTACTTCTTTTTTACGAGAGCGTCCGTATTCTTTGTAGCCGAGAGAACTTAGGTATGATATAATTTGTTTTCCTCTTTGCCTTTGAGATTCGTTCTTGTGTTCTATCTCAACGTTCAGCACACAATCGTTTTCGATTAATGTTTGTTCTGCCCCTAGCAGTATATCGTACTCACTGCCTTGCGTGTCTATCTTGATCAGTCCCACATCCTTGTAACCGTAATCGTCTAATCTTTTTATCTGTAACTGACTCTCCTCCACTTGTTCCTCGAATACCTGGTCTCTGAAGAAACTGTGTCCACCTGACGTGGTCAATGATTTGTAGAAAGTCTTTGTTTCTTCCTTTGATCCCAGACCTACCTTGTGCAACACATAGTTCTGTTTGTCTGAAAGGTTGGTCTCCAAGCACTCAATGTTGGAGGCGTCTGGCTCAAAGATTATCACGTTCTCGAATCTGTCACAGAAATCTCTGCTCCAGAATCCTATGTTGCCGCCTATGTCTATCGCTGTCTTGAAATTCTTAACTTGGTGTATTGCATACTCCCTCTGAAGTCTCTGGTAGGTTACCTCATTGTTTGTCTTCATCCACTCTTCGTAGTGTTGATCGTAATCTGGTAAAAACCAATCATGTACTTTACGCATAAGGATATTTAAAGATATTTCTCTAGTCGGAAACCTTTTGAGTCATAACACTCCACGTATTCTGAATTGTTTGAATATCTAACGGTACCTTGTCCTCGCACCACATCATAGTCACTGTATGCGAATGCTTTCTTTATGGTGACATCGATGTACTGTCCGTTACCAACTCCCAAAGTTAAGAAGGTAACATACCTGCCTTTGTCTCCACGAAACACCCTGCCGTTGGCTATCATTCCCGCGAATTCGACCTTGTCAAGGTACAGTTCTTTCACGTACATTCCCGGCATGAACTCGTCCTGGCTCCACCAACCGTACTTCCTGTATTGGAACTCTGGAGTGTCCCACTTGTCGGATTTGCTTGGTGTGACTACTTCTATGCCAACACGTTTTGCTTCTGTCCTGTACACCCAACGTTTGTATGATCCTTGGCAGTGTTTAAGACAAGACCGCCAGAATTTTTCTTTGTTGTGTGCTTTCTGGTATGCCAGTGCCCAAATCAGTCTGCCCAGGTTCACAGCGTGTGCCCTGCACAGGCCAAACCCAGATAATGACTGTAGCATTGTTATGATCTCGTCCTTGCGTGGATGGTCTCCGAGCCTTGATATGAATTCCATGATCCTTTCCTCGTTCTTCTTTGCGAATGCACGCCTGTACATGTCTGCCTCGTACTTGTCTATGCCCAGCACTTCTGATATCCTGTCTATGGCGTCGTCCTCGTACACTATCGTGTCGCTCATACGTTCCCGGCTCCAGTCATGGAACATGGTGGCTTTCTTACGACCGGACACCGCCACGGGTCTGATCAGTGCTGTGCCAAACACACAGTCCTTAACGCTCTTTGGTTTGATTGCCCTGAACAGTCTCCGCATGGCAGGACTCTCTGCTTGTGTCACTCCCAGCACGTCGCCTCTGCACAAAAGTTCCGAAGTAGCGGAATCCTCTTCTGGATAATCTGTCAGTTTCCTCGTGGGGTCTATCTCTATGAGTTGCGACAAACCACGATTGGCTAAAATATCCACCTTGAGGTGTTCCAGGTCCTCCACTTCGTTCTTGTCTAGTAGTATTTGGTTTTCCGCCGTGAACAGGCTCTTTGGTAGTTGTCTTTGAAACATCAGTATTCCTCCGCAGTGTTTTGATATGCATCTCTTCTTGCCTTTCAGTTTGTTCTCGATCCTCCGGGCCTCCTTGACATCAATGCCCAATGAATCGTATGTGAACCTGCGGGGTAGGTTGCCCTTGACTCCAAGTCGCTTGGCCGCTTCACGTCGTGCTGATTTATCCTTGTAGAGCACGTAGTTGGATATCCTAGCACTGCGTCCTGGCCACTTCTTGAAGATCCTCTTCATTACTTCTTCCTGTTTGTGGTGGGGAAAATCTATGTCCACATCGGGAAGGTCGTCCCTGTTTGGGTTGAGGAATCTAGCCACTGGTATGTCCCACTCCACTGGGTCCACATCCGTTATGCCCAATAGGTAACAGACCAATGACGAACCGGCCGAACCACGTGTCATGTGTGGTATGTCTCGGGTCATTGCTATGATGTCACATATTTGTATGAAGTAGTCTACGAAACGTAGTTGAAGGATGATGCGAGTCTCCTCGGCTAGCCTATGCGTGTATTCTTCTGTGCCTGGACATTGCCTGATGAATCTATCGTACAGCCTTGTTATGTCGTTCAGTTCCTTGTCTTTCATTTGCCTATGCTTTTAAGTTTGCCTGTTATTGCCTTGAGCAGGAATATTTATCTGCGCAGATTATGAAGCAGAAACTTTTTGACGTAATTTATTTTTTGGAATCGAGATATCTCTTTTGTCGCATGCGGCACTGATCACACATGTGTCACACAACGGGGATCTCGATTTACAAACCAACTTGGCGTGAGTAATTAGATACATATGAGCACCATACTTGTATTTGCTTGGTGTAGTGTTGTTAACGGTTATAGATGCCTTTCCTTCATTGAGGCTGTCTGCCCAACCCAATCTCCATAACATTCTAAACACGTGTGTGTCGACTGCTATGTGTGGTTCACCAAAAACAAATCTCATCACTATGTCAGAACTTTTTCTGCCAACACCCGGCAATGTCATTAGTTCTTTCTGTGTGCTTGGCACACGTCCGTTAAATTTCTCTAAGAGTATCTTACTCGTCGCAAGGATGTTTTTAGACTTGGCGTTAAATAGGCCCGCAGGTTTAATTGCCTCTATGATTTCCTCTTGTGACAGTTTCAACATCTCCTCTGGTGTGCTGGCAAGTGCAAACAGTTGTCTACAAGCAATTGCCGTCCTCTTGTCTTGAGACTGTGCAGACAACATCACACCTATGAGACTGGTGTATGCCTTGGAATATATCTTTGCTTTGGGTTTCTTGTTCGAGTATTCTGGATAAAGAGAACTTAACTTCTCGTAGATGTATTCAATGTCATTACTGTTCTTCATCTGAGTGCAGTTCGTTTAAGAGTTGCCTCAGTTTGCCGCCTTCGACTGTGGCTTTTACTTTTCCTATAGTATCACCTTTTGTTGGATCAGGCACTTCTGTTCTTGCGTCTGTTGGTGTGCCACTACCTGTAACTTTGGATGTCTTTTTTAGGTTATCGTATATTGTACTTCTCTGTTTGTCAAACTGTTTGTATTCAGGATCATCCGCCAAGTCTCTGATACGCAGGCTGTCAACGTCGAACTCCAGGTCTACTTTCTGTCCAACACCAGAACTTGATCTTGTTTTCATGAATTGTATCTGATACCTGCCACGTTCTTTCATCGCCCTCGATGTGAATATACCTATCACGTTGTCAGCAGTCTGTATCTTGGATAGTCCGCCTGAGATGTGACTGTGATCAAACTCTATCTCTTCAACTGATGCCCTGTTCAACTGTGACGCTGTCGCTAACACACACTGTTTCTCCACGACCAAGTTCCTCAGTTCTTCAGACACATACTTGTCCTTGATGAATAGATCCGCCGGCGATATCTTCTTGCTCTTTGGCATCATGAGATCCAAATAGTCTATCAGTATGCAGTCTATTTTCTTTTTGTTCTTGAGTTCTAGTTCCTTCAGATACGTCCTCACATCCAACACATTACTACCACTTGGCAAGTATTTGATTTGTAGTGTACCAGATTTCTTTTTCAACATCTTGACTTTCATCTCAACGTTTTCTATCTCAGGAAACACTTTCTTAGTTGGAATGTTTGTCATCATGGCATCAAGCCTCATCGCTGTCAGTTGCTCAGATAATTCAAATGATATGTAACAAACGTTCAGACCAGCCAGTGCCCAATTCACCGCAAGATTCTGTAAGAACAAACTCTTACCTGCGCCTGATCCACCTGCAAAGATGTTTAGTTCTCCACGGTTGAAACCGCCAAACAGTTTCTTGTCTAAATTATTCCAGCCTGTGCTGATCTGTCCGTTGTTTGCCTTGAGTGCCTCAAGTCTTCCTTTAGGATCCTCAAAGTAGTCTGTACCGAGATCACGTGTCAGTCCCACGTTGACAGCGTCCTTGACCATGTCTTCAACCGGAGCATAGTCTCCTTTTTCCAACATATCTGCTGACTGTAGTATCGCACGTTCCAGTGCTTTGTGTCTCGAGAATGTTTCAAATTCATCCAGCAACCAATTGAAATGGCTTGGATCCAAATCCTTTGCCGATTTCAACTTGATATCATGTTTCGCGTTTACCTGCTCTACGTCGGGCATGACCCTATACTCCTCCATATAGTCCTTGACGAATTTTGCTATGGGTTGAAGTTTACGATCAAAAGATTCTGGTTTGAATATGTTCTGTGCCCTGGCGAAAGATTCCGCATCTGCTAGAAGCATCTCTATATAAAGTTTCTGTACATCAAATGTGTATTCAGCCATACATCTTTCTCTTTAAATCTATTTTCAGTTTACTGGATTCAGTTGTTTTCAGTATTGATTGTATAGTAAACAGTCTACCATATTTTAACACAGCATCTGCCACATCTCCAACCGTTTTATCCCATTCTGGAAAAGCCACACTCCATCCGAAATCTATTGCTTGGTTAATCAGTTTCTCTCCCGGTGCGTCTCTATCTGGCACAACAATTACCTGTCTACCGAGACCGTCTATGAGCTCTCGCTGTGTATCATTTATCTCACTGCCGAGTATGCTGACACCAGAAACGGATATCGCATCAAAGGGTCCTTCTGTGACGATTACAAACTTCCTCGCCCAGTCCTGTGCATCCATGTTAAACACGTATCCAGGCCACACATCTGTGTAGTATTTCACTCCATCCGACTCTTCGAACATCCTGCCAGTGAACCCCACAACCTCACCTCGCCAATAGAACGGAATAAGCAATCTTTGATGTACGTCCCACACTTTGTCTGGTGAGTACATAAAGTCGTACCAGTCTGCACCTATGCCCCTGCCTTCGAGATATTTCAATAACCCGTCTATTTTTTTCCATTGTGGTTCTGTGAGATCGTTTGCCACGTACTTCTCTAACCACACGTCTAGTTTGTGTGTGTTTTTTGGCAAACTTTTTTTGTTAAATGTTACAAACTTCTTTTTCTCATATTTGACTTCACTCTCCTCTTCACGCAGTGCCTCTATGGCCAATTTACGTATTGTGTCTTCGGGTATGCCTATGTAGCTCATGAACTGTCTCATCTTGTATGAGAGTTTACGTCCTATGACATAACTTGCTTTGAACCCACAGTTGAAACAATGATAACTCACTGTGCCATCGGCACTGGTCATGATGCCACCACGTTTTTTCTTGTCTGCTGTCTCGCCATTGTACACACAACAGGGTGCGTTGAAACTGATCCATCCGCTTGGGGTCTTCTTTCTATTCGCAGGAAGACTAGTCAGAATTGTATTCTGTATGAGATTCATGACTTATTATAACACGGATTATGATTTAGAGCAACTTTGCTTCTACCATTTGCTTGTGCAACCATTTTGAAAATACCAAACATCCTTCAGCATCTGCTATATGGCCTGTGCTGGTCGTTTCAACATTGTTTCCCTCACACCACGTTGGTATTGAAAAAGTATCTCCTGGTAAAATATTAGGTTGTGAATGACACCAATTGTAATAAGGTGTGTTGAATAAGTAACCACGGAAATCAAAATTTAGTTCCGGATCTCCCATTACATTTACCGCCGCATTGAACAAGAAAAAATCATGTCCCAACGATTTGAGTGTATGAGCAAAACAAAACAGATTATAATAATATTCTTGCCATAGTGTACATATGTCCGAAGTTCTAAACCATTCTTCATATTTTTTATCATAGTGTTGTAATGGCATCGATAAATTTCCGTTTTTCCGTTCAGGGTGCTGTACTTCATCCCAAGTTTTTTTATTAATTTGATTTTCCACCCAAGTATCTTTTCTCGTTATAAAACTATTACCAACTATGACCTTGTGTTTAGTCTTAACCCTTGCAAGGTAATTTACTGTCGAAGACCAAATAAACAAATTACTTCTACCACGAGAAGAAATATTTGTTATTGGGTTTGGAACCAATTTCGAAAATTGTGCGGGCCAATCCAATGAGTAACTATCGCCAGCAACTAATATAGGAAAGTGCATAGTGTATAGTGTATTTTACTGTCTATAAAGAATTTTGTCAATCACTCCGGTGTTACCAGAATCGTTACCCCAACTGAATCTTACATTATGGTAAACACCAGTGAAGTTGAAATTGGTTACCGCTGTGGAACTTGTGAAAGTGTTTGTTGCTGATGCCTCACCATCCATTGTGATGTCAAACCATTCAGATGATCCTGGAGTGGAGGACATCGATCCTTGAACACGTAGGCTTCCTGAAAAGTTTTTTGTGTACACTGCGATTGTGTGTAAGGCCTTGTTGTTGTTGATACCAGGCCTTGCATTAACGGTTCCTGATGTGTATGTGAGAGGACCGCCAGATGCTGTGAAACTAGAAACATTAGTACTGGCCACAAATTCCGGGTAAGCACCGTCTAGAATTTCTACAGTGCCCGCCGCCGCATATCCTGTGTCTGAATAAGTTACCTCTCTGCTACCATCGGATTTGACTTCTCGCACCGCAAAGTTGTAGAACTTAGCATCAAGAGGTAACAGATCGCCTTCTGTGATAGTGCAACTGGCGTCTCCTTTTGTGCTGACAGTAGAACCATCATCGAGGATAGTCAGCGTCTTCGTTATGACTGCTTTTTTGCTCTCAGAGTCTATGAGATTGAACTCGTACGTCTTTGAAGTTATGTCCTGCGCTTTCTGGTCTTCGTTTTTGAAGGTGAAAGTTATGGGGTTTGATACCCCTCTGTGCAGTGTTAGACGTCTATCGTACACTTTTGAATTCCTCCCATGATAACCATTTATGTAGGCTATTACCAACTGTGATAGTAAATACCTTGAAACTGTTTGCATAGTACATATTTAACAGTATTTATAGATATAGAATGAACGAAATTTTTAACACATTAAGAGACAAGTTCCCATTTTTGAGCCTGATAAGGAAGGGCGAGTTGGAGTATGTGGGCATAGTACAAAACGAGGATGTCAATGTGATCAGTTTCTACGATTACGGCAGGCTCATGATGCCCCAGGACAAGATGAGATTCCTAAAATGTGGTGAGACTTGGTGGCATGAGTCTAACAGGAAATTGCCAATCAACATATTCCTCAAAGGTGAATTCAGATATTTTAGGTCTACTCTGGTTACTCTAAATTCCAAAGACGTTGAAATTGTCCATGGTCCAACAGTGAGACTATCAGATATTTCTAAGAAACGGGTAAAGAGACGTACTATCCAACTAGTACGTAAACCTACTTAACAGCACTCAAAAAAAAAGATCGCTGTCTGCGATCCCATTTCAAACTTATTCCCTTTTCAAGCCAGATTGCTTGCCAGTATGGCATTTCGTCTTTTATCCAACGAGAATCCAGTTGGTCTTCTTTGTTTAGTACTTTGACTCTGTGTTTGCTTTTATTCTTGAGGTAGTCTGAAAGCACGGCCGACAGAGGAATTATGGTCAGTGGTCCATCATTGGGTAGGTCTACTATTTGTGTTTTGGATTTTTTTTTGAGCTTTTTAGTTTTTTGATGTTGCATCAAAACTATATTTAGCCTTTTGTATCAGATTCATCTGCACCACTATGGCCTGTGCGTATGCGACAGCGTGGGACTTCTTGAAGAAGTATGATCCGTCAGTTGGACGCACCCATACTTCTTTCATTATGTCCACCCAGTCTTTGTGCATGAGGTGTCTTTTGGCAGGACGTATAATGGCCAGCACGGCCGCAAGTTGTTCTATGGTCTTTGGTTCCAGTCTGGACACGATGTCAAAATGACCATTTAGGTGGAAAAGGGTTTCTACAATTTTTGGATCTTTCAACATGTCCCAATCAGGTTCCTGTATCATTAGTTCTACTAGTTCCTGCTCAGACTTGACGTCCTTGTAGATGTTTACGTTCAAGCAATCGATCTTGAAGTAGCCTCTGTCCTCTGCTTGTTTGTAATCAAGCGTTGCGTGTCCTGTGATAGGATGTTCTGGCACTGCGTGGAAGTAAACTCCAGTCTTGTGTTTCTCGCTTTTACCGTCTTTGATCATTGATGCAGGTGTGTGTTTGAACAACTTCAGTGTGTTGTCTCTGTCATAAAAATCTATATCTACATCAGGCATTAGTGTACACTTCCTTTTTCTTTCGAGTCATGTTTTATAAATTCTTCTTTGGCCCCCGGTGACAACAGTTCCACAACATCAAGCATTTTCCTGTAACCTTCGCTGTTCCTGATCTCTTCGTTCATCTTTGGCATTATGATCTTTCCTATTGCACCATCGGGTTTTATAGTGATCGCCATGTCTCCGTCTTCGAACTCTAAGTTATCTGCAATTTCTAAGTTTACTTTAGACAATCTTGGCCTCCCTTGCTGTGTCCTGTACCAGCATAAGATCCGCCGGATAACTTTTCAACTTGCTTGGCCAGAAACTTGGGTTTATAAATTTTTCTATCATTTGTAGTTGTTCGTCGTTGAATGATTTTAACATCCTTTTGCCTGCGTTGCAACCTAACAGCAACCAAGGACTGATCTTGCCTTGCTGTATGTGTGCCACTGCTCTGTTTGTGTTTACCAATCTGAAGTAGTCTGACCATTGTGCGTTTTGCTCTGTCGCCCAGTCCATCATTGTGGCTATGCTCCTCTGTAGTGCCGCCTCCACTGGCTCTGTCTTGAGTGCCTCTACAAGATACAACTCATATAAGTCGTCTCTAGACCAATGATCCAGTTTTACTTTTGATTGGAGCACATAGTCTATGTATTTGTCTGGATACAATGGGTTGATGTGCATGATGTATCTGCCAAACTTTACAAACGCATTGTAATAAGCACTCTTCACGAAGTCGTCGTATGTCTTTGGTTTCGAGTTGTGTTGGTGTATCTGATAGAATCTTTGAAACACCATGAACGCATTGACCACCCATTTTTCATCACGCTGTAGGTATCTACGTTTGGGTTCGCACAAGTGTACCTGTAAGGTCCTTTCCTTCGCGAATTCCTTGCCACAGTATGTGCATTTATTCGTTGATGCCATGTGCTTCAATTAACTCCTCAAGTTCTCTGTCTGTTATAACCTTGTCCAGTGTTTCCAAATCGGATTCTTTCCACGTCGGATATATTTCCTGTAACTTTTTTAAACTCTTATTTGGAACACGCTTCATCGGCTTCATCCACGGATGGAACTGCTGTTGTAACGCACCACACATCGCGGTCAATATCCATAGCAGTTTTTTGTGTTTGCCTAACGTAAAGCAGTGTTTGTTTACACACTCGTTTATCATCTCTACGTAGTGTTCTACAAAGAATCTATCCTTTGATGAGACATTCGATACATACCTCATCAGCATGTATGGTGAATACAAAGATTTCTCTTTGTCATCGATCCTGTCGAAGTAGTCCTTGTTACGGAAGTCTACCGCTTTGAGTCCGTTCCTTAGATCAAAAAATTTTCTATTTTTTTCTGCTGGCATATTTCAATCCAAACATTGTACATTCTTTTGCTGTTACAAAGGTTAATTTTATTTTATTGTGCATGTGTTGTAAACCTGAAAGTTTAAATTTGTTTTCCTTCATAAAATCAAAAAAGTCATGCATCCAATTTTCGTCCATCCATACCGCAATTTTGTTGCTGGTTATCATTATGGGCGCATCTATGATGATTGTTCGTCTACCAGACTGAGCCATAGTCAACTTGCTCGCACTGTCTTGATATGTCCTTTACAAAGTAGGCACACATGGGTCTGCGTCCATCGGTCAATGGGACGGCTAGCATCTGTCCTGATTTTATTTTTGGGAAGTACCACTTCACCTCTGTGTAAATGTCAACAACGTCTATTGGCATGAATTCTGGTTTGGAACTTGACAACGGGTTAAAAGTGAATGCATCGAAACCTCTGTCATTTAAACTTGTAATGGGTAGTACGTGCATTTCCGATTGTCCTGCTTCACCTATCAACATTTTCCAATCTAGAGGCATTTTTATCTTGTGATCTCCTATTTCCAGCACCGCCGCGGGTGCGTTGAAACTTTCCAGGAATATCAAAGGTATATAGAAGAAATCCGGATTGGCAGGATCTGAATTGTCCAGCACTGCGAATCGCAACTTCTCATCTACCCATTCGGGTATTTTTTCTAACTTATACGTTCTGTCATCAAGTGTAAGGATTTTCATAATTTATCTTTTCTATATTATACGGATAATTGGCCTCTTTGTAAAACTTTTTCCTTTGCCCTAGATGTCTTTTCGCAAACTTGCAACTGCTGGTAATGTCCCATATCTGTACACTGTCCTTGTCTTCTGCTTTCCTGATGCCACGTCCTATACTCTGTATGACCCTGACAAAAGACTTGCCTGGCTCTATAAGGACAAGATTAAAAATCCTAGGAATATTAATGCCAACAGCGGCAACTCCATATGTGGCAATAATAACTTTATTCTGGCTAGTAGATACTTCATCATATTGTTCCTTCCTGTCTGTGTTTTTAGTTGATCCCGACACGAACACTGCATCCTTGATTTTCTTTTCGAGTATCTCGCCTGCTGATATTCTGTCGACTAGTATCAACGTGTTTCCTGAAGTTGCTATATCTTGTACGGTGTTTGCGACCCAGGACATTCTGGTTGTGTCGGTTGTTAGCCATTTCAATTCTTCCCCATAAGTTTTGAACTGTGGATGATCTTGAGTCTGTAAAACGTTGACATGACAGTTGGCTAATACACCTTTGTCTTGTAATTCGCTTGCCTGAATCCTGTTTGCAACATCACCGATACTACATTTTAACCCCATGAATTCATAATCTGCTTTTGGCACTGTACCCGTGAGTCCCCAACGTATGCCGCAGTGTGCAAAGGGACCTGTGAGTAATCTTTTCAAAACATCTGCTTTCGCCATGTGCACCTCATCAATTATCACTGTGTTGATGCCTTGTATGGCTTCTAGGAAATCTGTTGTGTGTTCATCCTTACTTTTCTTTTCAAGCACGTTCAGTGATTGCCAGGTTGCTATTGTGTTGAATCTACCCAGTTCCTTCCTGTCTCCGTAGTACACCCCAACATCGAGATTACAGGCAAGGAAGTCTTCTTCCGTCTGTGTGACCAAACTCTTGTTTGGTACGATGGTCAGTGTTCGTCCGTAAGGTTCTACTAACTGGCACAGTGCGGCTGTTATTATTGTCTTACCTGCGCCTGTGGCTATCTCTTGTATGCATTGTGGATTCTCGATAAACTTGTTTATTGTTTCTACCTGATAATCACGTAACTGTATTGGCTGTCCTGCACAAGGATGTGTGTCTGGCCATGTGATGTGTGCAAGGTAATCTTTATCTACTGCCTTGAATTGAAAGTTGTGTTGTTCTCTACGATCTTCAAAATCCACGTACACTCCGCCGTCTTCCAATATCGGTAGGATCTGATCCACGAGATTTAGATACGTTGTTCCTCCGAGACCAAAGAAACTGACCTTGCCATCCCATCTACCTAGTTTCACAGCAGGCAGGTGCCTCGCATAAGGGATCTCGTATTTGAATTTATTGGAAAGTCTCTTCCGCCATTCGAGGCTTAGGTTTTCGAACTTCACGTTGACCTCGTCTTTTATTACTAATTTACAACTGCTCATTCTAAAGTTTTATTATAATATGATCATGCCAATCCCAACTACTCGGTTGATGATCACTATAATACAACTTTTTTGGAAGATTTTCAAGAAGTCTTTTTAGGTTATCAGTTCCTGTTGCATAGTAACCACCACCTAATGCTACCAGAGATGCTTTTGGTTCTATTTTGCTTTTGATAAGTGCCCTGGGTATTCTGTTCCTCACAAAGATTATTTTGGTATCTTGGTTAATGAGTTTGAACTGTTTACTCATTTGATGCAACTCGTATAAATTTTCAAAAAACTCTTGTGATCTTTGATTGTCTAACAAGTAAGTGTTCTCGTTGTGTTTATCGATATCCTTCTTAAATATTGGCTCTTTGACATTGAATCCCCAACTGCATTGATTCAATAAATCTATGCCATGTGATTTAAATGCGTTCAACCATTCCCAAAAATCTTTAACGTCTGCCTCCATGTGTATGTCCCCACTAACTGGCATGATCAGTGGAAAGCAGTCCAATTCAAGCAATCCTTTTACAACTTCTTTTTTTGAAAACGCTTTTGAATCTATCCATAACTTATGGTATTTGTTATGGGCAAGTTTTTTTCCAATCAACGTGTCCGCGTGAACATCTATTCCGGCAGTCGATATGTGGAAATTTTTTAACGAGTCCACTTGTTTCAATGCTGGTTTGCCTTTTAAATGTAGATCCCAATACTCTTGCAGTGATTGTGGAGCATGATCAATCACAATCTCATCGCCGATCAATCTTGCTGACGCTTGTTTGTGTCCTATCACTTCTTTTTTAATCATTTCGTAGTCCTTCAGCAGACTGTCATCAGTAAATTTGAAATCGTATCTAGCCGCGATCAATGTCAGATAGTAGGCAGTGACGTCTGTGTGTAAGAATGTCCATTTCTTGGTCTCTCCGTCGTATTGACTGTAGCCCGCAGGGAAGTCTCTATGATCTTTCAAACATCTGATAAGTTGGATAACTTTTTTGTTGTAGGGAAACCGTAATTCTATTCTGTCTACACCGTCGTCGTCTGTGTATTTTTCTATTACCTTATCAAAACTTATTATCCGAAATTCGTCTTCATATTGTGGATTATCCAGCAATGGTTTGATGTCCATTCCGTGCGCTTGGAATTTCGTGAGGTATCTTTTCAGTATCACCAGCGCCAACCGAGCCTGTTTTTCTGTCCAGGCGTATTGTGATTCTGCTAACGATCTCACAGTCTCATGATCCTTTGGATGTGGTTTTATTTGTGTGTTTGGTGCTTGAGCCCACAAATAATCATTATATGCTAGTATTTTGAGTGCTTCGTTAATTGTTTTTGGCAAATCTGTGTGCATTTTATCCATGATATTTTAGGTAATTATTAGTATATTATAGCATAATTGGTAATATTGTCAACTATGAAAAAAACAAAGAGTAAAGCGGTAAATGTAAAAAAACAACTTAAAGTAAAGTTGGAAAACACCGCGGCTAGGTATAAAAATACTGTGGGATTTCGACCCACTCTAGAACAAGCCTACACATGGTTCAGAATAATAAACAAGGGGTTGTTCAACAGCAGATTACCAATTGTGGAAATACATGTAAAAAAATTACACAAAGATTGGGGCAGGTGTGTCGCTAACTGGGATAATAGAAAAACACCAAAAGGTAAGTTTGATCAAAGGAAAATACCATACCACATAGACGTTGATTTTTACATAGAATTACACTGTAAGTTTCCAAAATGGAAAGACTTCGTTGAAACCTTGGCACATGAGATGGTACATCTTTACCAAATGACTTGGTTGAAAGATCCATATTCAAACCACAATTCAAACTTTTTTGCGTGGAAAGAAAAATTTAGACGTGCTGGATTAGGCCTTACTAGGTGCTAACACTTTCTCAAATTCCTTGTAACTTATAATTTTACTATTTTTAAGATCAACACCAGTTTGCAGGTAGTTCAGATAATCAGGTGGATTGTCATGAACTATTGTGTAGTTCACGTAAGGACGCATTTTTAACATATCCCGGAATTGTTTTAGCCAACCTTCAAAAATTTTATTATCATTACGTTCGCCGTAACAATTTGTGTTTTGGTAAATGTTGTTAAGTTGTCCTGATCCGTATTCTCTGAAATCATATCCTAACAGGTAAATGTTTTTGTGTCCATGTACACCTGCGGTCCAGAACGCGGCATTACCAGATATCCAGTGTGGATTATTTGGTATAAGGTGCAACATACCTTTACTTTGCTTACGATTCACTTCTAATGATGGTGCATAATGTATGGTTTTCTTGCCTATTTCGTTTTCGACCATCTCCATCGTTATTTTAGTATCTACAGAGAAAATAAAGTCAGGCAAGAAATCTCTATACAAAGCATTACATCCGTATGTTTGACCTGTCTCTTTTAATCGATTTAGATCAAATCCCTTCCTAGACGGACCGTTCCCAATGCAATATGCATTGCCCCTAGGCACTGCTTTTACTTTATCTTCAAAGAAACCGGTTTCCTGGATACGTTCGCCTTTTCTAATTATTGTTTTAAGAATTACTGTCTCACCAGTGTATGGTTTCCATTCTATGGGTTCTATCTGGTTTCTATTTCCTATTTGAATTTTCTGCATTATAGATACTTTTCCTCCAATCTTTTCTTAATCCTTACCCATGGCAATCCTTGTGATATTTCGTCTTCGAACCATTCGGTGTAGTC